TGGATGGATATTGGTTTTAAGGCACAGGCTGTACAAGCTCTTGAAGAAGCTGCTGGATATACTGCTGCTGCAAAGAAAAACTTGACTGTATCTACTACAGCAGATGGAAAGCAGATGGGACTTCAGTACAGTAAGTTTGTACCTATTCTTGTCAAAGCTATTCAAGACCAAGATGCGATTATTACTGCACTAACTGCACGAATTGAAGCACTAGAATCGTAAGGAGTTTATCAATGACCGCAACATTTACATGGGAAATACCACGGGTTGATCGTCAAGTCTCCTCTGGTCTTATCACCGATATTCATTGGCGGCTTACAGCAGTCGAAACAATTAGCGGCACCGAATACAAAGTATACTGCTATGGTTCAAAAGGCGTGTCGGGCGATCCTAGTGAAGAAGGGTTTATCGCCTACGATAGCGTTACTAAAGACAACGCGATTGCGTGGGTCAAAGCCGCTTTAGATAGTAGTGAAGAGGATGCTTCTTCATCAGAATTAGAAGCTGGACTTCAAAGTCAAATCAACAAAAAAGCAACACCAGTAGACGTATCAGGAGTACCTTGGTAATGAGCGAACAACAAACACTCACCATCGACAATGAAGAACATAACCTCTCAGAGTTGACGGTTGAAACTCAGATGCACGTCGCCCGTGTTGCTGAGATCCGTCAAGAAATCGCACGACTGCAAATGCAGATCAACGAGCGTCAGGTTGTATTGAATGCTTACGGTGAAGCTATCGTCAACGCAGTTAAGCCTGCTGAAGATGATGAAGCCGAGGCTTCTGTTCAGTGACGCCTACAGAGAAGGCCATAGCTCAGATTGAAGCGCATGAGAAAGAGTGCGCTGTCCGGTACCAAGGTATTGAGCAGCGCCTGCAAGATGGCAGCAAGCGGTTTGATCGGCTTGAGCTAATGATCTGGGGCGTTTATGTGACGGTGATTGTCGCGGTGGCTCTGCCACAGTTTATGGGCGGCTGACAGTGATTGGCGAGATCGCTGCGATTGTAGCTGGCGTAAATGCGGCTACCAGTGCGATCAAGCAGGTCGCTGAAACGACTAATGACATCCAGTCGATCTCTGGGTTTCTGTCTGCGCTAGGTGGTGCCGAAGTAGAGCTACAACGCGCTCAGAACGAGGGTAAGCTGTCAGAGGCTGATGCTGTTAAGGCTGCCTTGGCAAAAAAGCAGATCCAAGAGACCATGAAGGAGATCAAGGATCTGTTTACCGTTAGCGGTAACGGACAGCTATACCAAGAAGCTATGCAGGCGATGGCAGCAGCTCGAAAGGCTAAACAGCTTGAACTGGCTAGAAAAGCGGCTCAAAAGAAGCAGTTTTGGAAAGAAGTTAAAGAATACGCTGCCATTGGGGGCGTACTGCTGTTTCTCTTGCCCATGACGCTGGCACTGCTGATAGGTTGGCTGACAAGAAAATGATGGCCTTTTTGTTGGTTGTGGTGGTAAACGGAGAGCCAATAGCCGATCAGTTTTACTTCCGTGACATCACACGGTGTAACACGTTTGCTTACTACGTCAGCACTGGCAAAACCAAGATAAACAATCGCTATCAAATGCAAGAAAACATAACCGCTTACTGCATACCGAAACGGGTTGCGGCGAACACGAAAACTTGGGACTAAGATGGCAGCAAAGAAGCTACAAGAAGGCTCTGAATACGCCGAATACGATGCGGATGGGGACGGTATTGTTACCGACGAAGAGCTAAACACCAGTAAAGAACTGCAAGAGCTACGGCTACAACATGAACGTGCTGATGCACAAAGGGCTATGTCATGGTTCGCCTTGTGGGGCATGTTGCTCTACCCCAGCTTGGTTGTGGCATCGGAGCTTTTCGGGTTGGCGCAAGCAGCAACGATTCTAGGCGATATGGCAGCCGTCTACTTTGTATCGGTTGCGGGTATACTGGCTGCGTTCTTTGGCGCACAAGCATGGTCAAATAGGAAATAGGTTATGAGTATTGTCGCATCGCTAGTAGGGCCGGTTACAGGGCTACTGGACAAGTTCATTGAGGACAAGGATCAGAAGAATGCCTTGGCACATGAGATTGCCACCATGTCTGAAAAGCATTCGCATGAGGCGCTCAAGGGCCAGCTAGAAATCAACAAGATGGAAGCTGCACATAAGTCGTTATTTGTTGCTGGCTGGCGACCTGCTATTGGCTGGATCTGCGCTCTGGGTCTGCTGTACAACACCATTATCGCTAACATAATCAGCATCTGGGTGGCTGTACCAGAGGTAGATACAACGCTTCTTGTGCCCGTTATGATGGGTATGCTTGGGCTAGGCGCTATGCGCTCCTACGAGAAGGTAAATCAGGTAGCTAGAGAGAAGTAATGGGCGATTTAGTTGAGATGGTAAAACGCCATGAGGGCGTCAAGTCTAAGGTATATTTGTGTACTGCGGGTTTTGAGACTATAGGCGTAGGCCGAAACATCTCAGAGTCTGGCTTGGGCCTATCTCCCGATGAGATTGACTACTTACTACATAACGACTTAGAGCGTTGTCACCAAGAACTGCAAGATGCGTACTACTGGTACGGCGGGCTGAATAAAGCTAGACGTGACGCAATGGTCGATATGTGCTTCAATCTAGGCATCACGCGGTTGCGCGGATTTGTTAAAGCTCTGGAAGCTATGTCTCGGGAGCAGTTTGACATCGCCGCTGATGAGTTTATGGATAGCCGTTGGGCTAAACAAGTCGGCAACCGTGCTGTAGAGGTGACTGAAATGATCCGTACAGGCGAATACCGGTGAGAACTCATAATAGCCCCAGAGCGTTAGACGGCGGTGTAGTAGACCCTGCACACGTTGTAGAGATCGTATGCGATGCTTGTGGGTTTGATTTAGATGAATCGGAACTAGAAGCGGATACTTGCTCAGATTGCGGGGCGGCGCTTAACTTGAAGCAGAACATAGCTATACAAGTTACCACGCTACCCCCTGCGTTTGGCGCATCTAGCTAATGGATACAATATGCCTTTACAGAAGCTACAGTTTAAGCCCGGAGTAAACCGAGAAAACACACGGTACACGAGCGAAGGCGGCTGGTACGAGTGCGATAAAGTACGATTCCGCCAAGGTATGCCCGAAAAAATCGGCGGGTGGGTACGCATATCAGATACCACATTCCAAGGTGTGTGCCGTTCACTGCATAACTGGGTTACGTTAGGCAGTCAGGATTTAATCGGTGTAGGCACTAATCTGAAGTTCTACATCGAAAATGGTGGGGCATACAACGATGTTACGCCGTTACGGGAGACTACTGCCGCAGGGGATGTGACTTTCGCCGCTACAGACGGTAGCGCTACGCTCACCATTACCGACGTGGGGCACGGTGCTACCGAAGGCGATTTTGTTACCTTTAGCGGGGCAGTATCTCTTGGCGGCAATATAACCGCAGATGTTCTAAACCAAGAGTATCGGGTCGGCCCCGCCCCTACCGCAAATACGTATACAGTAACCGCTACAGCTACCGCGAATGCGTCTGATACAGGTAACGGCGGAAGCTCTGTAGTTGGCGCATACCAAATAAACGTTGGCCCTGCATACGCTACACCACTGACAGGTTGGGGCGCGGGTAGTTGGAGTGCGGGCGTGTGGGGTACAGGAGGTACCTCTGCGGAGTCTATTCGTGTCTGGAGCCAAGCTAATTTTGGTGAAGACTTAGTGTTCGGCCCTCGTGGCGGGGGTATCTACTACTGGGATGCTACAAATGGCTTAAACACTCGCGCACAGTTAGTTACAGATGCCTTTTCTAGCACGGCGTCTAACGTACCCACTAAACAAAACCTCATTCTTGTTTCTGACATAAACCGTTTTGTGTTCTGTTTAGGGACTAACTTGTTAGCCAGTGCTACGTTTGACCCTATGCTAATCCGATGGGCAGACCAAGAGAGCGTAAGTAATTGGACTCCTGCCGCAAATAACCAAGCAGGCGACTTACGGTTGTCTAGTGGCTCGGAGATCGTCGCGGCTACACAAGCCCGCCAAGAGGTATTGGTGTGGACTGATTCTGCGCTCTATTCCTTACAGTACGTAGGGGCACCTGCTGTATGGGGCGCACAGTTAGTAGGAGAAAACA